TATATGTAGTTCCTGTTTCAATAATTTTCATAATTTTATTCCTTTCTATATCGTTCATCTATAATTCATTCTTCTCTCAACTTCCTGATCATTTTCTTTATCGTTGAAATATTTGTAAGCAAGAGTCATAGGATAATTAGAATCTTTTGCTCTATCCCACATCATAAATTCACACCAGTTCGGCTCTTTATATCCATCTTTGTTGTCATTACACCAACTTGGATCTTCAAACAAATCATCAAAAACGCTCTTAAATGAATACTTTTTTCTCTGAATATTCCTATCTTTGATAACAGTTGACTTATCATATCCTTTGATTTCTACAAGAACATCTTCACAGCCTACTCTTTTACAAAGTCGCACAAACCATTTCATAAATTCTCTGTAAGTCTGTTCAAATTCTCTGTCTCTTAAAGCTGCATTTACAACAAGGATATATTCGTCTTGCGTTCTCAATGCTCCTCTAGTATGACTTTTATTACCGTACCAATCAGTTAAATTATTTGTCACTTCGCCAAATTCATCACATGAACACGAACTGTTATAACCATTTTTCTGAATGATATATGTATTCATGTCACCTTCAGAACCTGTTACTCTTGGCAGATGATTTAACACTGTTTCAAGAATATATCTCTTCTCAGGCTGTGTTCTACCCATAGGACGAACTGTTATTGTACCGTTGATATAAGTCCAATACGACATTTTTTCTTACCTCCTTGCTTTAATATTCTCTCTTTGTTACCAAAGGAAACATGAATTTACTTACAATTCCCAAGTCCAACTTTGTAATCGTCTTTCACATCAATAGTTACTTCTCTCTGAAATTTTCCTTCCTTATCATAGAGGGATAAATAATATCTGTTACCACGCTGCTCTAAAACGACATCTTCATTCTCGAATAGTTCAACTCGTTTCTGTTTCTGTACTGGTTTAATTTCTACCTTTAAGCTGTCTATTGCTTCTTTTGAACCAACTAATACGACAGGATTTACTTCTTCAAGAATACAGCTAATATCATCATCTAACTGACTATCATCATTCGTATGTTTATCAACTGCTTTTATTACGTCTTTCTCAAATAATAATCTATTTGCCATTTTAATATTCTCCATTTCTACATATATAAATGATATTTTCTTCCAATCTGATCAACAACCTCACTGTCCATTGGTCTAAAACCAATTACAGTAAGTGTCCTACCATCTTCTTCGGATTCTAATTCAGTGCGACAGTTATCGTATATTCGCCAAAAATCTTTACCTTCAACCATTCCTAATTCTTCTGCCATAGTCTTAGCTTTTAGCAACTGATTCTTATTCTTGGCTTGAAGAACACATTTTGTAAATTCGCCCTCAATCCAATTGTGAAGAATATCTTCGTCAATATAGCCATCGACATGACCATCTAAATCGGCATTATTTCTAATAAACCAACTGAGAAATGCCATAGAGCCGTGACTGACTTGAGCTGCGAGCTTGCCATGACTCATGTTTAAATCTTTTCTAGCAATAATAATTTGTTTATACATATACATCCTCTTTCCACTCATCTAACAAATAGAAACCATTAATCTGATTATCAAGCTTTCTAACCTGTTCTATTAGTTCAGCTTCTTTCTTCTTACTATCTGTTCTTTGACACTTCTTCCATAAATCCTCACGCTGCTTAGATAATTCATTATACTTATCAGATACATCTATCTCATCTACGACTGAAATCTCAATCTTCTCTCCGCAGTGAGGGCAAAATTGAATTGGATAATTATCTGTCTGCTCATACTCATCACCCCAAGAGCTAAATGTTTCTGTGTATGAATTACAAAATTGAGGAATTATATTGTCATCTGAATCTCTTACTAATAATCCAAATGTATCGTTGCATACCAAATCTTCACCTGTAAATACAATAGCTTTATCATTTTGAATTTCATCACAGCAATAAGTGAATGGCTTATGCTTATATGCACAAGTATCATTGAATTTTAATTTGATTAACTCTATTTTCATATCTTTATCCTCCTAAACATCTTCCATATAAACAGTAATACAACTCCCAATCTCGCCACTCACTTTTGGGAATACCATTGTAATACTATCTATGTAATATTCTTCTCCGTCTGTATCAATGACATCATTAGTATTGATTATTAATGGAATTTCGTTCTTTCTCATATAGTCTAGCGTCTTAAAAACTTCTGATACATTCTCTACTTCTGTATATCCAAGAAGCTTATAATCATCATATCTGTCGCTAAAACCAACAATTCTTATATGCAAGTTCTATACCTCCTTATATTTAGTTATTCTCTCTTTTATTTTGGAAATAGTGAGCAGAATTGCTCTTAGATAAAATCAATAGGAAATGCTTCTTTAATTAGACTTTTTATTTTCATTTTTATGTTGTAGATATTCAAGAAACTCTTCAATCATATCTCTATCTTCATCAGACATAACCTTTTCTGGTTTCTTAGTCTCAGATAGTCTCTCCATTAATTTTTCAATTTTTGAATTGGTATCATCATTTGATAAATTAACAATTGTTCTAAAAATGGTGCATAATTCATCTGTTCCATCTAAATAATTACGCCATATTTTATCTGCTGTTTCCTTATCTGTTGCAGATTTTAAATTTTCATAACTCCAAGCCATTCCCTGTGCTATACCTAATTCATAAGCTTTATACATTGGTGTCTCTTTTGAAATATCTTCCCACTTTTTCGCAATATAATTACTTACCTTATATTTACTCATGTTCTTATTCTCCCATCTGATCTACAATACTCTGTAACTTGTCTACATATATCTGAGCTTCTTCTTTGTTCTTTAATTGCTTAATATCAGCAGGTACAAAAGCTAACTTCGATTCACCAAAAGCATCATTGTTCGAATAAACTTTCATAAACTGGCACATAGTTTCAGCATCAATCCAATCTAAATCTGGCTGGAAACAAATCACATCACCCTTCTGTGGATGCAGTTTTCTAACCTTAATAAGTGTTTGTTTAAATAACTTCCTTTTCTGTCTCTTGTTCATAATTTAATTTGTCTTCCTTACATTACTTCTAAATGATATTCTTCAACATATTTTCTTCTCTTCCAAAACTTCCACCACGGAAATTTCACATATTCTATTTCTATAGCTCGAAGCATCTTGCCCTCATTTTTATCTCTATCTAACCTTAAAGCAGGTGAACCAAACATTACTTCGGCTAATTCGTTAATAGAAATATGTTCTCCAAGTTTGTATTCCTGTTTGTGTGGTTGCGGAGGGTAATAAGAAATCACGTCATGCTGTCGTAGTTCATATGTTCTTATATTGTTATTCTCCTATTCACTTACTCTAAACACCTTCGCATCACCAACTGCCAAATCTTTTACTTCTACAAAAGAATTTAGATTATTTTCCATAGTTGTAATCAATATCTCATCAAATAAATCTTCCATCATACAAAAGAATCGTACAGATGGAAAGAATCCTGGATATTCTTTTAAACGATATTTATTAACACTACCTCTTAATACAGGAAGTCCGTGTTTTCTACGCTTGTTGTTATTCCAATGGATAGGATTGTCATAAAAAGCTTTCTTCTTTCGTCTGTACTCTTCTAATTCTTCTCTTGCAAGCTTGTCAATCTCTTTTTCTCGTTCCGTTTTCGGAGGTTTACCATGAATAATATTGTCAAATTGCTTTCTGAGATTATCGTTTACTTCTGCTTTTTCTGAATCACTCATCTTATCAAAGTTTTGAGCTACATCTAATAGTGTATTTTTCAAATTGTTATTCTCCTGTTTCTACTCGATCTTCATTCAACAAACCAAATTTTCGCAAATAATACTTTTTGGTTTTATCATCGACTCTACAATAAAAATTATGTCTTCCTGACTTCTGCAAAGATAATGTATTGATATTAAGCTCTGCGTTCATAATAATCAGTAATTCGTTTAATGTAATATCATAGCAATGAAACGTTTCGCCTATTAGAAGCTTATAATATTTCTTCTCTAATTCTGT